CGATCCTTACGAGCGGTCTCGGCGATAGGAGTGCGCCCACGCTCGGCGGCGTCACTCTCGGCGTTTAGCGCATGTGCGTGCCCGAGCTGATGTCAAAGGCGCGAAGTATCGGTAAAGCTCGACAAGAGATGTCTGTTGAGGGTGTGAACTTGAACAACCTCAAAGACGCTCCCCGGCAGCTCGCCCTTACGACCCGCGCACAATTCAAGCCGCTCCCCGGTATTTCACTTAATCGAATTGCCGACACGACCCGGCAGTCAACCTACGGATAAAAACTTGGCGGGTATTGCACAAGACATGCTCGATCGTCTGGCGCAGTTGTCGTCCGACCGATCGGGGTTTGAAGCCGTATGGGATCAGGTTGACGCCGTCGCTGCGACGCATGCTGCACCTGGCGGATACGGCAACGGGCAGACGAACAGTGGCCTCGCCCCGGCCGTACCTCACGCTGCCCTGCGATCGAAGAAGCTCTACGACAGCACGGGCATCAATTGCGTCGATCGTCTCGGCTCGGGCATCGAAGCGCTTATCATCCCTCAGTCAGAGTTCTGGCACGAGCTGGGCATCTCAAGCCTACAGCGCGGCCGGCGAAGCTTGCAGGATAGCGAGCTGGCGTGGCTTGAGGATCAGCGCAACCTGCTGTTCGAAGTTCGCTACGACGCCGACAGCGGTTGGGTGAGCGCGACGCAGGCTGCCATTCGCGGCTGCATCTCGCACGGCACCGGACTGATCTGGAGCGAGGAAGGCTTCGATAACCGCGCGTTCATCGAGTATCGCTTCCTGCCGCTGAGAGAGTGCTATCTGGCACAGGACTTCCGTGGCATCGTCAATTGCTTCTATCGCTACTACACGTTGACGGCCGAACAGGCTGCGCTTCGTTTCGGCGATCGTTGCCCGGCGAAGATCAAAGAAGCTGCGAACGTCGCCACAACCAAAGATAAACAGTTCCGATTCGTGCAGGCCGTCTCCCCTCGTGGCGATTACGGCTATTCAAGCGGCATCCAACACTCTCGCTTCCGCAGCGTCCACATCGCCGAGGAAGAGAAGCAAGTCTGCGAAGAGAAGGGCTTCTACGAGTTCCCCGTCACCGACTTTAGATGGCTGCCTGAAGGTGGCCAGGTCTGGGGCGAGGGGCCGGTGATGAAGGTTCTCTCGGACATTCAGAGCCTACAGGTTATGGCGCGGAACGAATTGCTCGCTGGTGAGCAGTCAGTTCGTCCCCCGCTGCTCGTGGCCAATGCCGGCGTGATGAACCGTCCGAACTCTACACCTGGCGCGCAAATCCTTGGCGGCATCAACGCACAGGGCCAGCGCATGGTCGATACGCTCTTCAATGGGCAGCGGCTCGACTTTGCGACGATGGTCCTTGAGGCCAAGCGCAATCAGGTCAAAGAAAGCATGTACCTGAACCTGTTCGCGCTGCTCGTTCAGAACCCGCAGATGTCGGCGACTGAAGCGTTGATCCGCGCGAACGAGAAGGGCGAGCTATTGGGGCCGGCCGGCTCTCGTCTGCAGCAAAGTCTCTCACGCCTGGTCGATCGCGAGCTGAACATCCTGATCCGCAAGGGCCTGTACGACGCGAACAGTGACTATCGCGTTCCCGAAGGTCTGCAGGGTAAGACGGTGCAGCCGCAGATGACCGGCCCGCTCAATCGTCTGCGTAAGGCGAAGGAGACGGAAGGCACGCTTCGACTGTTGGAAGCTGTCACGCCCCTCGCTGCCGTCGAGCAGGAAGTCGTCGATAACTTCGATGCCGACGAGACGGTGCGAGCGTTGCGTGAAGGCTTCGGCGCCCCGATCCGCGTCCTCCGTGATCCGAAGGTGGTCGCGCAGCGCCGCGCAGCTCGTCAACAGACACAGGCTATGGCCAACAACGCAGCGATTGCGAAGGACATGGCTGCGGCCGGTAAGCAGACGACTGATGCCATCGCCGGCATGAAGCAAGCTGGCGTGTTCTAAGAAATGGAAGGCGAAGCCCCCAAGCTTGGCGAACCTGTAAAGGCGGCGCCGAGCCTGATCGCCATTGAAGGCGGTCGCAGTATCGCAGCGCGTGACGTACAGGCCGAGTTTGCAAAGCAGACCGAAGAGCTGTCCACGGAATACGACGCGATGGCGGGCTTTGCGATCCTTGTGTGGGACGATCAGGGGCAAGCAAGCTCGATCGTCCACTTCGGTAAGCGCAACGGTTTCGCGCCGATCCTCATTCCTGGTATCGCGTCTAACATGTTCACCAATGACGTGATGGCAACAGAATGAATTGGCACTCGCTTACTAAAGCATTCGGTATTCGCACGCGATCGAGCCGCGCTCAGTTTGAGCTGGGCGAAGCGTATCGTCGCGTGTTCAACGGAAATCCCTCTCGCGCCGACCAGCAGCTCGTGCTCGCTGACATCGCCGCGAAAGCAGGATGGAACACAATCACTCCGCCAAGTGTCGCGTCGGATGAATTGCGGTTCAACGAAGGGAAGCGTGCGGTGTTCGCGAACATCTTCGCCCACATCTCGCTCGCTCCCGCCGACGTACAAGCGTTCGAAAATGCTGTGAGGCACGAGATCGTCGCCGAGCAGCAGCAATCTTAACGCGACACTTAAGGAGAAAACGATTTATGCCTGATCCGACGAGCCAAACCCCGGCTGCTGGCGCCCCTCCGGGGGGAACGCCTCCACCGGGTGTAAGTTTGGGAACTCCCCCGGCTGGCACGCCCCCGCCCGCAAACGGTTCTCCCACAGGATCGGAACCGCCCGCAGGTAGTGGTGATCCCTGGTATAAGGCCCACGTTAAAGACGCGGACAACCTGAAGACCATTGAGACGAAGAAGTGGGACGGTGTAGAGGCGGTAGTGAAGAGCTATCGCGAACTCGAAACTGCTTTCTCACAGAAAGGTGCTGCATCACAGGCACCGGCTGATCCGAAGGAGTACACGTTCAACGTCCCTGACGAGATGAAGAGCGGGTACAATCAGGCATTCGCCGAGAAGTTCCGTGCGATCGCTCACAAGGCTGGCGTCTCGAAAGAGGCTGCGGCTGCGATCCATGACGGCTTCCTCGATTACGCGAAGGCCGAACTCGCTGCTCAATCCACCAAGTCGAGCGAAGATCTGCAGAAGACCGTAACGACGGCGCAGGCTGCACTCGAACAGGCGTGGGGCGCGCAGATTACCCCGGCGTTCGGGCGCAATGTCGAGATGGCAAAGCGCGCGATCAACAACCTCGACGCTGGTCTTAAGCAAGAGCTGATCGACATGGGCGCGATCGTCAAAGTCGGAAACGACGAGATGATTGCGAAGCCGGCGATCTTCAAAGCTCTCGCTAAGGCGGGCGGGCAGTTGTTCGCTGAAGACACGCTGTACGGTACTGCGACGAGCGGAATAAACCCCTTCGATCCGAAGACCGAAAACCTGGGAATGCAGAACCAGATCGTCAAAACCGATCCTGCGAAGGCAAAGCTACTGATACGGGCTGCCGGTTTGGGCAACGCCCCGCAATGGCAGCATTTCCTGAACCCCTAATTTCAGGGGCGAAGTCAGTAGCGTTATTTGGAGTTGTTTTGGCTTATGGCCATTACCCAAATTGAAGACATCATTGTACCGGAAGTTTACACCGCGTACATGCTCAAAGAGACGATGGAGAAGGCAGGCGTCTTCACCAGCGGCCTCGTAAAGCCTGACGGCATGATGTCCGCAATGCTCGCTGGCGGCGGACATCTCTTCAATCATCCTTTCTGGGGTGATCTCGACAATACCGGCTCGACCGTTGTGACTGATCAGGTGGCGGACGTTATCACGCCTGGTGAGATCACCGCGACCAAGATGCGGTTCGTTCGTCAGTTCCGCGCTCGTGCGTGGAGCACTGCGGACCTGGCTGCTGAGCTGGCCGGCGATGATCCGATGAAGCGCATTGTTTCTCGCACCGCTGCTTATTGGGCGCGCGAGTTCAATCGCCTGACGATCGCCACGCTGAACGGCGTCCTGGCCGACAACATTGCTAACGACAGCGCAGACCTCGTGTATGCGGCTGGCGTGGGCGTGTCTGGCTCCGCTGCGACTGACGGCATCAACGCCGAGTACGTGCTGGAAGCCAAGCAGATGCTTGGTGACGCTGCTGAGCAGCTTTCCATCATGGTCATGCACTCGCGGATTTACACGAACCTGCAGCAGCAGCAGCTTATCGTGTTCATCCCGAACGCTGAGGGTCGCATCTCGATCCCGACGTACCTGGGCTATCGCGTTGTCGTGTCTGACACTGTTCCGGTCAATACCGGCGTGTACACCACGTACATCGCGGCTCCCGGCATCATCGGGTACGGCGAGAAGCCCCCGGCGAAGCCCGTCGAAGTGAAGCGTGAGCCCCTGCAGGGCAACGGCTCTGGCATCGAAACCCTCGTGGTCCGTCGCCAGTTCGCGCTGCATCCGTACGGCTTCGACTTCACCGATGCTTCGACCGCTGGTCAGTTTGCGACCACGGCTGAGCTGGAGACTGCTGCGAACTGGAACCGCAAGTATCCGGAGCGCAAGCAGGTTCCGCTGGCAGTTCTGCGTACGACTGCTGCGTAACCTAACTTAACAGGTTGCGGCCTGATGACCGGAAACGGTTGTCAGGTCGCGGCCTGATTTTTTGAGGAACCAATGGCGAAGAGCGAAGAGAAGAAGGCCGACGAGAAGAAGTCGGAACCCCTGTACCCGAGTATCACCGCGAAGAACGACACCCTCGCCGAGTGCAATCGTCAGGCACAGGAGCTTCGTGCACCGCGTGTCGTGCGCGAGAGAACCGTTCTTAAGCGCATCAATGACTTCGTCAAACAAGAGCTTAAGCGCGCATAAGGCGATTGCCGGCGCTGGCGGAGTTGTCGGCGCTGTCGTCCAATCCGAGGATGCCATGACCAAGTGGCTTGAACGTCTAGAAATGTACGAGCGCCAGGGCTTCAAGGAAGTTCCCGGTCCTGGCAGCAACGACCACATTCTGAAATGGGCGCACGGCGCGGGCAAATCCACGTGGGTTAAGTCTGACGCGACGCCCTGGTGCGGTATCGGCCTGGCGGGCATCTTCGACGAGTGCGGCTTGGGACATGTCATTCCGCCCGAGCCTGCCCGCGCGATCTCGTGGGCGAAGTGCGGCGTCGAGTGTGAGCCGATGGTCGGCGCGATCCTCGTGTTCAAGCGGGATGGCGGACACCACGTCACGGTAATCAAGAAAATTCACGGCGACGTTGTCGATTGTCTCGGCTGTAATCAGGGCGACGCGATCAAGACCTCGCCGTATCGTCTCAGCGAAGCTCTCTACTGCCGTTGGCCGATCCGCGAAGACATCCCCACTGACAGCCGGATTTACAACGCCGCGCAACGTCAGAAGCGGGATCAGGCGAAGGCAGGCGGAACGCTTACCACTGGTCCGGTGTCTGACGCCGTGCCGAGTGCCGCTTCGAAAAGCGTTCGTCACAGCGTTGACAGTGTGTTCACCGACATCGGTTGGGTGAAGAGCATTGCGATGAACGTCACGGACTTTGCTTCGTTCGTCGGCGCTCGATGGTGGTGGGTCGCGATTGCAGTGGCCGGGTACTTCCTCGCTCGCAATCTGTGGGACAGCTACGTGATTGCGAACGCTCGTCGCGAAGATCACCAGCAGGGGTACACCACATGATCAGCGTAATCCTCACTGCTGTTGCCGGGTTCGTATTCGACACTCGGCTCGGCAAGATCGTCGTGGGATCACTGCTCGGCGTTGGCCTGTTTTTCGGCTGGCTCTTCGTCCACGACAAGAAAGTTGAAGCGCGTACGGAACAGAAGATCGTCGAGAAATCGGTCGATCAGGGGAAAAAGAACAATGCGAAGAACGCTGATGTTCGCCGTCGCGCTGAACAGCCTGGTGCTTTTGAAC